TGCATACAAATAACGCCGCAAAATTCGGCTTTGGATTTGGAGGTTGTGCGGTGGCTACCCGCGGTCGACCTCCGAAGCCCGTCGAGCAGCATCGCCGCACTGGCACGTTCGACGCCTCGCGCCACAATCGTGGCGCCTTGGTTGCGGTTGAGCCCGTGTCCTTGGAGCCGTTCCAGCGCCAGGCCGCCGACCTGTTCGCCGACATCATGCAGGCGGGCTCGGCTTGGTTTGCCCGCACCGATGGAGTGCAGCTGGCGATGCTGCGCGAGTCGCTCGAGGAGCGTGAGCGTCTGCTTCCGGTGGCGGAGTCGTCGACCGAGGCCCGCAAGCAGCTGCGCGAACTCAACCGTGAGATCGCTGACTGGCTGACTCAACTGGGTTTCAACCCGACCGCTCGAGCCCGCCTCGGGTTGGCCGAGGTGAAGGCCGCTTCGACGCTGGAGAAGTTGCAGGCGAAGCGCACCAAGTAGACGGAGCCTCCTGCGCATGGCACCTCGAAAGATCAAGGGCTGGCCGCCGGCCATCCTGACTCCTGTCCCGGCTGCGGATATCAAGCGCGGCGACGGCCCGTTGGTTACTGAGTTCATTGAGGCCTTGTGCCCTCAGGTCAAGGACTCGGTGGGTGGCCGGGCTGGTGAGCCTTTGCTGCTGCGTCCTTGGCAGCGCAAACTCATGGACAACCTGTTTGCCCGTCGGGCCGATGCGAGATATCGGCACCGGGTAGGTGTCGTTGGGTTAGCCCGCAAAAACGGGAAAAGCGCATTGGGCTCCGGCATCGCCCTCTATGGCCTGTTTATGGGTCCTCGAGGCGGCGAGGTTTACTCGTGCGCGGCTGACCGGGACCAGGCGCGCATCGTGTTCGGCGCTGCCAAGCAGATGGTGGAGATGTCCCCGGAGTTGGCCGAGCAGGCGAAACTGTATCGGGACGCCATTGAGATCCCGGCGACGGGCTCGGTGTACCGGGTGCTTTCCTCCGAGGCGTTTACCAAGGAAGGCCTGTCGCCGACTCTGGTCGTTTATGACGAGCTGCACGCCGCGCCGAACCGTGAACTCTGGGACGTGATGACGCTGGCGCAGGCCGCACGCTACGACGCCTTGACTCTGGCTATCACGACTGCTGGGGTGCGAACGGACTCCACCGGGCAGGACTCGGTCTGTTATGGCCTGTACCAGTACGCGCAGCGGGTCGAGGCCGGCGAGGTTGAGGACCCGTCGTTCTTTGGCGCTTGGTGGCAGGCGGACCCGGACTGCGACCACCGCGACCCGAAGAATTGGCAGATCGCCAACCCTGGCTACGGCGACATCCAAGACCCCGAGGATTTTGAGTCCTCGGTGAAGCGGACCCCGGAGGCGGAGTTCCGCACCAAGCGCACCAACGTGTTCGTGTCCTCGCAGCAGGCTTGGCTGCCGCACGGCTCTTGGGACGAGCTGCCGGAGATGTCGCCAGTGGATGACGGCACCCCGGTCGTGCTCGGCTTTGACGGTTCGTTCTCGGGTGACACGACCGCGATTGTCGGCGTGACGATTGAGGAGACCCCGCGCGTCTGGCTGGTCGATATGTGGGAGAAGCAGCCCACCGACCGTGACGACTGGCGGGTGGACATTGGCGGCGTTGAGGCTCGGATCTTGGAGACGTGCGGCCGGCTCAATGTGGTTGAGGTTGCGTGTGACCCGTACCGCTGGCAGCGGTCAATGGAGGCGCTGGCCGAGGCCGGGGTTCCGATTACTGAGTACCCATCGAGCAGCCCAGCTCGCATGGTCCCATCGACGGCCAAGTTTTTTGATGCGGTTGTATCGGGCCAGGTCGCGCACGATCATGCTCCCGCTCTTGCCCGCCACCTGGACAACTGCGTCATCAAGACCGACCAAAAAGGGCCCCGCGTAGTCAAAGAGCACCGGGGCTCTCCAAGAAAGATTGACGCCGCGGTTGCGGCCATCATCGCTTTTGACCGGGCTACCCATCGCCGCGAGGCGGAGCCCGAAGCACCTGTCGCCAGTTTCTTCTCAGTCTAGGAGCCGTATGCGCATCGCCCTTGCTTTGCAAATCGCTGGCTGCGTTGCGCTCATTGTCGGGTGCGCCCTTGTGGCGCCTTGGCTCGGTTTCGTGGTTGCTGGGGTCTGCGGCCTGGCTTTCGGCGTGGCGCTTGAGAGAGGCCTCTAATGTTGGGGAACTTGTTCGGCGGTCAGCCGATGGAGGAGCGGAACCTCTCCTACCAGCAGGTCTGGGGTTCCGGCATCGACGTGTCGGGCTTCGCTACCTGGGCGGGCACGGTCGTCAACCAGAAGAACGCCCTTGAGATTGGTGCGGCCTACGCTTGCGTGCGCCTGCTCTCAGACACCATCTCAACTCTGCCGGTCGACACGTTCATTCGCCGCGACGGCAACCGGCTCCCCTACCGGCCGCGGCCGGCCTGGGTGTACGAGCCCGAGGGCCCCGGCTCCAGCCGCATTGAATATTACAAGCAGATCGTCGTCTCCATGCTGCTGTCGCACGGGGCCGTGGTGCAGATCCTTCGCAACGGCAACGGCGAGATCGTCGCGCTTCAGCCGCTTGACCCGACCCGTGTGGACATTCGCCGCAACCCGGCGACCCGGCTGCGCGAGTTCGTGATCGACGGGGGCCAGGCCGTGCTGCCCGGTGAGGACGTGCTTTACATCCCCGAGATGCGCCGCCCTGGTTCGCTCAAGGGTGTGAGCCGGGTGGACGAGCTGAAGCAGACGCTGGGCTTGGCGAAGGCGCTGGACGAGTTCGCATCGCGGTACTTTTCCAACGGTGCCAACACTTCGGGAATGATTGAGTTTCCTGGCAACTTGACGCAGGAGCAGGCGAAGGATTTGGTTGACGCTTTTGAGGCTGGGCACAAGGGGCTGAAGAAGGCTCACCGGCCGGGTGTGTTGTCGGGTGGCGCGAAGTTTGTGAAGACGGGCTCGGATGGCGAGCAGGCTCAGATGCTTCAGAGCCGCATGTTTGCGGTTGAGGAAGTGGCGCGCGTGTTCCGTGTTCCGCCGCACATGATTGGCCTCACCGCCCCTGGGACGCAAAGTTACGCATCCGTTGAGGCAAATGCCATCCAGTTCACCCGCTACTCGCTCACCCCGCTCATCGCCGCCATCGAGGAAGCCCACAACCGCCTGCTTCCTGGCGACGTGTTCCTGCGCGTCAACATGGACGGTCTTCTCCGAGGTGACTCGGCAACGCAGGCGCAGGTGTTCTCAACGGCGTTGCAGGCCGGGTACATGAGCGTCAATGAGGCCCGCAGTCTTATGGATCTTCGCCCGGTTGACGGCGGCGACAGCCCGCGCGTCCCACTCGCCAATATCGCCGTCGCTTCTGCCGGGATCGTTGAGGAGCGCGAGCGCGTTGAGATGGCCGCGAAACTTGTCCAGTCTGGCTACGAGCCCGCAGCTGTGCTGTCGGCGCTCGGGCTGCCAGCGATGCCGCACACGGGCCTGGCGTCTAACCAATTGCAGCCGGCCGAGAACGCCCAGGTCTAGTTATGCCGTACTACATCACCGAGGAAGCGCCGGGCTGTGATGGCTGGGGAGTCATCAAGGACGACGGCGAAGTTATCGGCTGCCACACGTCAAAGGCAGCTGCGGTCGATCAGATGGTCGCCGTTTCCCTAGCCGAGGGCATTGAGCCTGGCGGCGAACGCGGAGGAAGTATGACAATGGAGACCCGCCACGTCACGGTGGATGAGTGGGAGTTCCGCGAGGCTGCATCCGGTGACGGCATGAGTTTCACCGGCTACGCCGCAGTGTTCAACTCCCCGAGCGAGCCGCTGCCCTTCACTGAGACTATCGCCCCTGGCGCATTCGGGCGCTCGCTCAAGTCCCGCAATAACGTGCGGATGCTGGTGAACCACAATCCTGAGAAGCCGCTTGCCTCAACCCGCTCGAAGACGCTGCGCCTGAGCGAGGACTCCACTGGCCTCCTAGTCGATGCTGATCTCCCAGGCGATGTCACCTACGCGCGCGACCTGTCGGCCCTGCTCAAGGCGGGCGTCGTGGACGCCATGAGCTTCGGTTTCACGGTGCCTCGTGGCGGTGACTCGTGGAGCGAGGACGGCTCGCAGCGCACCCTCAACAGCGTGAGGCTCCACGAGGTCTCTGTGGTCACGTTCCCCGCGTACCCAGCGACCTCGGCCTCGGTGCGGGCTATCGACCAGCTCGCCGACAAGACCGGCGAGGACGCCGCAGCCCTGAACGATGCTCTCGACGCCCTTGAGCGCGGGGTGCAGTTGACCGAAGACCAGGCCGGGCTGCTGTCCGCAGTCGTCGCCAAGCTGACTCCCGCAGTCGAGGTGCAGCCTGAGCCTGAGCTTGTGCCTGCTGGCCCGTCCATCGACGTGCTGCGCACGAAGCTCGACCTGGCCTTCAAGGCCTGAGACTTCCTGGCCGCGCGAGCCGCGGCTAGGTCCCCGCTCTGAGGAGCCTCGGCGGGATTCGCAAGAAACACCTGCGCAATCCAACAAACCGAGACCCCAG